TAGAGATTATGCTGGTAAAATAAAAATGATAAAAGACGCTGAGAACATGAGAGCATTAGATAAGTTAGATGTTGATAAAATGAAACCAAACGCTAACGGTGGTCTTATAACTATGTTAGGGGAATAATGGAAATAGAAAAAATTCTAGAAATGTATGAGGATGACTACAATCCAAGCTCCATGGTCCCTGGACCACGGAACATGTACGCACAAGGACAATTAGTACAACCCAATGCCGATGGATCACGGCCCGGGTATAGTGGTAAGTATGGAACTAATATTAGATTATCAACAACAGGAGCTGATACTTTTGAAGTTACATTAAACAGAAATGATAAAAATTATTATCAAAATTTTAGATTTGATGATTATGGGGGAAAACAAAAAGCCTTGGAGGCAGCTACTGCCTTTAGAGATTCAGTAAAAAATCTTCCAAAAGCAACAGGTAAACAATCTAAAGGACAACCAATTGGTTTTAAAAAACAAACAGGGGGCCAAGCTGAAATTAGAAAAGCATTAAATGATATAGTAGAGGTTGGTGGTAAATCTTTTTCTAATGAAGATATTAGACAACTTATAGATACAGATCTTTTTCCTAATGATGATCAATTTAGAAAAGCAGTGGATGTTGTTAAAAAAGAATCAGAGTTTAAAAATCTAACATTTGAAAAAAAACCAAGACCAAGATTAAAAAATGACCCAGTAAGTGTTCTTCAAGCTGCAACTGCAAAAAGAAGAGGTAAAAAATTAGATTCACTAGGCTCTAAAGATTATGAAAAAGAATTATATAAATATAAAAAAGAAATTCAAGAAGGTTTAGGTTTAAAACCAGCTGAAACAACTGGAGCAATAAGTGGTAAGAAAAGAACATTTCTACCAATTGATATGGGACATCAATCAAGTATTGATCAATTAAAAGCATTAACACAAAAATTAAGACCTGAAGATTTAAACCCACAATTTTATAGAGCTAACAGAGAAGGTGTAAGAAAATTTGAAGGTGGAGTTAGGACTTTAGAAGCTAGCCTTAAAAAAAATTTTTATCCAGAACAAAAAAAATTATACATTCAAGCTAAAAAATTTATCGATGCCGGTAAGACTGTGCCTGCAGATCTACAAAATAAAATAATAACTTTAAACGAAGACATACAAAAATTTGTAGACAATACAGTTAAAAAATATCCTTTGTTAAAAGATAGAGTTAACCCCATTACAATAGATGCAAATGATTTAACTGTTAAAAGAGGAGATAATGTTTTTAAACAACTTGGAATAGGTTTAGTAGACCAAGACCTAGGTGATATTAAAATAGGAAGCATAGATGATTTGACTATTAAAGCTAATCTTGCTCAACAAACTTTTAAAGAAGCTGTTGATGCAGGTTTAATTGATAAAGTTGAAGGGCAAAAAAAATTAAATAAATTTTTAAATTCAAGACCTATATTAAGAGATGCAATTAACGATTCTGTTGGTGTATTAGCTTGTGGTAATAAATTAGCAGGTGGTGGAAGAATTAAATTTAGTTCAGGTAGTTCATGTAATGTTAGAGGTAGAAAAATTTTAACAGATGCTATGAGAAATGGTATCGGTAGCATAGAACCTAGTAAACAAAATTTAGTTAAAAAAATACTTTCAGGAAGTGCTAATTTAGTAAAAGGAGCTTTAGATATAAGAGAATTTTTTAAATTAAAAAATTTAATTGGTTTTCCAGCCGCCGTCGCTGCAGCAGTGGTTGATACTGGACTGGTTTTAGATGATATGTTTAGAAAAGGACAACCATTTGATGAAGCTGCTGGAAATGAAATGCTTGCGGGTATGCTTAATTTACAACCTCAAGTACAAGAAGCTAAACGTGTATTAGCAGATCCTAAAAGTTCATTATCTCCTGCTTCAAAAAAATATGCAGAAATGTTAGTAGACATAGGTGAATACAATAACACTTTACAAATGAAAGAACTTCCTATGAAAGTTGCTGGTATGCCGGGAGATTTAAAAGACCAAGAAATGTTAGAGAAAAAATTAGACGCGTTAGATAAAAAAATTGATGGAACTTCAACATCTGGAGAATTAGATTATTTAAAAGAAATAACTGAAAGAGATGCTAAAGATAAAGCAGGTAGATATATAGGAGAACCTATTACAGGTGGTAAAGGTGGACCTATGTATGCAAGAGATGGTGATGGAAATTTAATTAAAGTAAATGAGTATGGTTATGGGAGAACAGGTGCAAAAAATCTTTTTGGAGACGCCCCAGATAAAACCGATGCTCCTAGTTTTTTTTCAGGTCAGTTAAAACCGTCATATGGAGATCTTGAACAAAAACCTGGACAACTTCCTGGATATGCTACAAAAATGATTCCAGCTTATGTAAGTCAAAATTATAAAACTATGGAAGAGCAGCCTATGACAAAAGGTATGATAGATGTTATAACACAGATTAAGAGAAAACAAGGTGAGTTGGGTTCTAATCAAAATTTAGATGATATAAAATATATGAATGAACGTTTTATAAAAAATAATGAAGGTGTTCCTACAAAACAAAAGGTAAAAGGTCTAAGTATGTTAGATGAAATGCAACTTCAAAGTAAATGGATACAAGCTCTTTCCCAACCAGGAATGAAGGGTACACAATTTTCAGAAGGTGGTATAACAGGATTAAGGAGTAAATATGAGTATAAAAAATAAACCAACAAACAAAAAACCAAGCATGGCACAGAAGATGAGAGCTAACCCTGGTTTTAAATGGTGGGCGGTTCCACCTAAAAAGGGACCTCTATCACAGGGGTTGAAATTACCACCAAAACAAGTTAAGAAAGCTTAGGAGAAAATATATGGCAGATATAGATAAGTCTCTCCCTAACGATAAACGACCTGAAGAAGTTGCAGAAGAGGTTAACGTTGAGGAGATTTTAGAGACAGGAAAAGGACCAATCGAAGTTACAGAAGATGAAGAAGGGGCTACAATTGATTTTGACCCTAGCGCAATGCCTGCACCTGAAGAAGGTGATTTTTTTGCAAACCTAAACGAATTACTTCCAGAAGAAGATACTGATGCCATGGGTAGTCAGTTACAACAAGACTACATGGAATATAAAACTTCTCGTAAAGAATGGGAGAGAGCATATATTACTGGTCTTGACTTATTAGGATTTAAATACACAAACAGAACAGAACCTTTCCAAGGAGCATCAGGTGCAACTCACCCTGTGCTAGCTGAAGCTGTTACACAATTCCAAGCACTAGCTTACAAAGAATTATTGCCTGCAGATGGACCCGTTAGAACAATGGTAATGGGTAAATCAGATCCACAAAAAGAAATGCAAGCACAAAGAGTTAAAAATTTTATGAACTACCAGATCATGGATCAGATGAAAGAATATGAAGCTGACTTTGATCAAATGTTATTCTACTTACCTCTCGCAGGTTCTACTTTTAAAAAAGTTTATTATGATGATTTATTGGGACGAGCAGTTTCTAAGTTTGTTCCAGCAGATGACTTAATTGTTCCGTATACGGCTACCTCATTAGACGATGCAGAATCAGTCATCCACGTTGTCAAGATGTCAGAAAATGAATTAAGAAAACAGATGGTATCTGGATTCTATTCTGACATCGAGTTGACAAAACCAACAGATGCAAACACAAATGAATTAGAAGAAAAAGAGAGAGAAGTAGAAGGACTTACAAAATCCCAAAGAGTAGAAGCCATGTATACAGTTCTAGAATGCCACGTTAATCTAGACTTGGAAGGTTTCGAAGACCTTGGCCCCGACGGAGAGCCAACGGGAATAAAATTACCTTACGTCGTAACAATCGAAGAAGGTAGTAGGAGAGTTTTGTCTATTAGACGAAACTTTGCGCCCAATGATCCAAAGAAAAATAAAATCCAATATTTTGTCCACTTCAAGTTTCTGCCAGGACTAGGATTTTATGGCTTAGGATTAATTCATATGATTGGCGGATTGAGTCGTACTGCAACTGCGGCTCTCCGTCAGTTATTAGATGCAGGGACGTTATCAAACCTACCAGCAGGATTTAAGCAAAGAGGTGTCAGAGTAAAAGATGATGCCGCAAATATACAACCAGGAGAATTTAAAGATGTTGACACTCCAGGTGGTAACCTAAAAGATGCTTTCGTATTCTTACCTTACAAAGAACCATCAGCTACATTATTGCAGTTAATGGGAATTGTAGTTCAAGCAGGACAGAGATTCGCGTCCATTGCTGACATGCAGGTTGGGGACGGGAATCAACAGGCCGCTGTTGGTACGACCGTAGCTCTTTTAGAACGTGGTTCAAGAGTGATGTCAGCAATCCATAAAAGACTGTACGTAGGTCTTAAACAAGAATTTAAATTACTTGCCAAAATATTTGGTGAGTCTTTACCACCAGAATATCCTTACGATGTTCCGGGTGCATCAAGAAATGTTAAAGCAACAGATTTTGATGATAGAGTAGATGTGTTACCGGTAGCTGATCCTAATATATTTTCTATGAGTCAGAGAGTGTCATTAGCACAAGAGCAATTAAGATTAGCAACTTCTAATCCACAAATGCATAATATGTATATGGCTTACAGAGGTATGTATGAAGCAATTGGTGTAAAAGATATTGACAGAGTCTTGCCGCCACCTCCGCCTAATCAACCAAAAGATCCAGCGTTAGAACACATTGATGCAATGGGTATGAAACCTTTTCAAGCGTTTCCAGGACAAGATCACAGAGCACATATAACTGCTCACTTAAATTTTATGTCTAGTAATTTTGTTAGAAACAATCCTAGCATTACAGCAGCATTAGAAAAAAATATTATGGAGCATATATCATTGATGGCACAAGAACAGGTACAATTAGAGTTTCCACAGGAAATGCAAATGTTACCACAAATGCAACAAGCAGCTGTACAGAATCCACAGATACAACAACAGCTACAACAAATATCTCAGAAGATAGAAGCTAGAAAAGCATTGTTGATTGCTGATATGACTGAAGACTTTATGAAGGAAGAAAAACAAATAACATCTCAGTTCGATCATGATCCATTACTTAAATTAAAACAAAGAGAAGTAGATTTAAAAGCTATGGAAGGTGAACGTAAGATGAAAGAAGACGAAGCTAGAATCAATCTTGATAGAGCTAAAATGGTACAAGCAAAAGATCTAAATGATAAAAAACTTGAACAAAACGAAGATCTAGCTCAATTAAGAGCTGATACAGCCATTGAAAAATCAATGATGTCTGCGGATGTTAAACTAACATCAGACGCTATGAAAGCCCGAGACGTAAATGTCTTGAAAGGGCCTAGAAGATAGTATAATAACAATTAGGAGAAAATTATGAAGGACCCAAAAATAACTAGACCGGTTGGAGTAAACAAAGATGGTTACGCTAGTGGCGGAGTTAAAGTAGAAGAGTCTTCTCAGAACTTGCATTTAGATCCAAGATCTCAAACAAGTATCAGAGGTAGAAACTACATTGCTCAAGGTGACACTGTAACTGTTAAAGGTACGAAAACTAGAAAACCTGTAAAAGCTACTTGGTACTAACATGTGGTTTTCGGCAATTAAATTAGCCGTTTCTGCTGGAAGTAAAATTTATGCTAATAAGCAGAAGACGAAAATAGCTATGTCAGATGCACAGCTTATGCATGCATCTCGTATGGCTGAAGGAAAAGAAGCTTACCAGGGAAAACTTTTAGAAGCTAGACAATCAGACTGGAAGGACGAGGCAGTTTTGATAATTCTCAGTTTGCCCATAGCAATTTTGGCCTGGGCAGTCGTATCGGATGATCCGGCAGCAATGGACAAGGTAAAATTGTTTTTCGAGATGTTTTCAGAGCTTCCGAAATGGTTCACAAATTTGTGGATACTTGTCGTGGCGAGCATTTATGGTATAAAGGGAACACAAATATTTAAACAACACGGAGCAAAAAAATGAGACAAAACGGAGTAAGATCAAATGTTAGATTTCCAACTGGAGCATCTGGCATGAAAAAAGGTGGCAAAGCTAAAAAGCAAGGCTACAAAGATAGAAAAGACGAATCTATTGCTATGAGAATCAAAAAGAAAAGAACTCCTGCACAGTTAAAAGCTAGCAGAGATGAATCTTATGGTAAGTTTGGTTCTAAAGCTAAGAAGTCTGGCAAAATAAATAAATAATGTTTAAAAAGTTAAAACATTTTATTTGCAAACTATTTAACATCAAAGCATGTATGTGTGATGAAGTTGATGAGCATGTAGAATTTTTTACAACAATTCCTGAACCGGATGTACCGGTTTATGAAGACAATCCAATACACTGTGGGTCACACCAAAGATTTAGAAAATCTTGTCCTGCATGTATTGCAGTTAGACAATAAAGGAGAAATATGAAAAAAAAGATAAAAAAGAAAAGTAAATTTCCAGATCACTCAGGTGATGGTAAAATTACTAAAAAAGATATTTTAATGGCAAAAGGAATTATTCCTAAGAAAAAAAAGAAGGGAGCTAAATAATGGCTAAACGTGGTTTGTACGCGAATATTCACGCGAAAAAAAAGAGAATCGCTGCTGGCTCAGGTGAGAAGATGAGAAAACCTGGAGCTAAAGGAGCACCAACTGCTGCTAATTTTAAAAGAGCAGCTAAGACAGCTAA